TTTCCGTCAACTGCAAATGGTTTCCAGTTCAATCCGAATCACTGCCAGGGAACCAGCACGACTCAGTGCCCTGCGATGGTCTTCTACAACAACACCAATGGAGTCTCCTTCTCCATGTTTGGCAATCTCGCGAACACGGCTAACGGTGCTCCCGCTGCGGCTGCCAGTTCTTTCAGTCAGATGTTTACGGCGGCGGCGACAGGGTTTTCCTCTGGATTCACCTTCTGCACAAACGCCACAACTTATCCGTCCACGTCCATCGCCAACACCACATGCGGGATCGATATTCGAGCCAACAATCTCAATATCTGGCCGCTGATTGCCGCGACCTCTGGATCCAGCCGACCTTCCCAGGCGATCAACTTCATCGGGTCCGGTTGGAATACCGGCGGAACTGCGGCGGCCAGCAATAACTACGCAATTACCAACACGCCTACGTCGAACGGTTCTGCCAGCAACTTCTTTCTCCAGATAAAGCAGACGGCCAACTCCGGAACGGGGCAGAACGGCATTTCCATTCAGAATTCTTCCGGTTTTGGCGCTCAGTACCGGACTGACCTTGCAACCGCTTTGACGAGTGGATTCCCTGGATTCGGCCTTCCCGTTCCTGCCGTGGCGCCGACGTATTCGGCTGCGACGGGATGCTCAGCGCCCACGGCGGTAGGGACCAACACCAACACCAGAGGCTCCCTTTCCATCGTCTGCACGACCGCTACGACGGGTGTCATCGGCACGGTGACATTCTCGGCCACGGAAACGATCACACCGCACTGTACCCCCATAGAAACCGCGTTTACGACGCCCCACGGACTTTCCGTGACCAGCGCCAGTGCGACGGCCTTCAGCATCAGCGCGGCGGTGACTGTCGCCTCCACCACCGTTACCTTGGACTACGTTTGCCTGCCATAGGAGAGAGATGAAACGACTCGCTGTTTTCGCTTTGATTCTGCTCACCGGCTGCGTCACTGTCCACAAGACGCAGACCGGGACAGCGCCGATTGCCGAGGCTGTGAAACCGGCGCATCCGGCTTGCCCTGATGGGCTGATCTTCGCCGACTGGTACCCGCGCCGGGTGAATGCGGATGGGTCTTTGGGCCAGGTGGAGGAGTTGCATGGCGGAAGCGCAGCCGGGTTTGTGTTCGTGAAACACGCCAATGGGGCGCTGGTGTGCAAAAAAACGCCCGCCACGGTGAGGTGACGGGCAAATTGCCTTGCACCACGGAAATCTGAGATTGAATTCTCAAAGATCGTAGTCATCGCCGCCTGGGCGGCGACAGACAGAGTTTAGCACTTTTGAGCAGCGCGGATCTGATTTGAGGACTACAAAGGGGCAATGGGCATGGTGCAAAAGGTCGTTAACTGGCTGGACCTGAAACCGGCATGGATCGCTATCCTGCTCACTGTGGTTTCGGGTTGCGGGGGAATTCTCTGGCAGGCGGCCCAGTTCGAGACCCACGCAAACGACCGTTTCGACCGGCTAGAAGAGAAACTGGAGATTCAGGAGAAGCAGATTATCGAATTCCAGCAGTACCTTCGGACGCACTCGGAAAAAATGGGGTACACTCCCTCGAAACAGGATTATGATGGTAGCCAGAATGCGGTAAGCGAACCGAGGTACTGACATGGGAAGCACTTGGCCGAACAAACCGAAGCCAGCGCCGCCTGGCCAACCGCCTCCCCCGCAGCCGGTGCCTACCGACGAGCCGGAGGACGTGAAAAAGCCCGGACCGCCGGAGAACGCGGACAAGATACTGCAGCAGCTCCGCGAAGGCCAATACATCGGGAAGGCCAGTGAGTGAGTGGACCGTAGACACGCTGAAAGCGCACTACGATGCGATATTCGATGCTCGCAGTGAGGCGATACGGCAAGCCCTGGACGCGAACGAAAAAAGGTTGAATGCGCTGAATGAGATTCGCAGCATACTCTCAGATCAGCAATCGAAGTTCATCACCAAGACGGAAGCGGTTGCGCTGGTGACTGTGGTGTCGGTAGTGGTCGGAGCCGTGGTTGCCATTGCCAATTTCGCGATCCAGCATTTAAAGTGAGGTAACATGAAGCGCCTCTACATCACGCTCGCCATCATCGCCGGGCTGTCGATTATCTCCCTGATTTGGAGTGCCGAGCCATGACTCTTCCTAAAGATTGGAAATCAACCGCGGCGGGTTTGCTCTCTGGCTACCTTGCCATTGTCGGCCCAGTGACGGCATATCTGGCCACCACTCCCAATCCGACCGGAACCAAAATAGCCGGGGCAATGACTCTCGCAGGCGTGATCGCAAGGGCATGGCTAGGCGTAATTCAGAAGGATGCTGGATCGACCCCTGCTATTGTTCCCGGATCGCCGGTGGTCCAGCAAGTACCATCACACGAAACCCCGGATCAGCCGGGCGCAATTCCAGTCACGAAGGAGTAACAAGATGTGCCATAACCCCGTGCAAACCGCCGGCGCCCTGCTCGCCGCAGTCGAACCTGATCTGGTCAGCTTCCTTACCCTCGAAGGCATCGCCACCACACCTGAAGGCACCGCAGCAATCAATGCTTTTGCCGCTGCCACGAAGGCAGTCGAGAGTTGGGTTCCTGGAACCGAATCCGCGGAAGTAATCGAAGCCATCAACGATTTCACGACCGTGTTCAACACCCTTCCGATTCCTGCCGATGCCAAGACCATCGCAGACGTGATTCTGGCGGGCGTGGCGGGCGCGATTGGCATCATCGAGGCCAACTCCCCTGCGCCAGCCGAGGCGCTCGCTGCGGCCACTCCCGACACAGTGGCGAACGTGCAGGCGCTCCATGCTCACACTGTTGCCGCGAACACGGAAACCAAGGTTGCAACCCTGACGGGCGGGTACAAGCCGAGCTTCATCACAAAAACGAAGGTGATGCTGGGCGACCATGGCGCGATTGCCGACCAGTGGGATTCGCAGTGGAAGAAGGCGGTCAACGCGGCCGGCCCGAAGTATCAAGGTCTTGCCGCCTAACCAAGTGTGGGGGTTCGATTCCCCCTCGTCTGCTGAGGCTTGGAGACTACAGGGACAGTCAGGACTCGCCCCGAAAGCGAGGCACCGACCCTGAGAGCAGCATGACAGCCGAGAAAGGGCGGCATACAACAAAGCGGTCACTCTCTAGGGGTGGCCGCTTTTGCTTGGGCGTTAGACGGGCTGAGGAATTCCAAATCGAGCGCGGCTCTTGTCGGTCATGCCGAACCTGATTAGGTTCTCTTCCGAATCGGCGGTTGCGCTGTCGTTTCCAGCTTGGCAATCCCATCCAGTGTAATCACACCAGCCAGCAGCCCAGAACCAACGCCCATCTTTGAGCTTTCCCCAGCACTCCCAAGATTCCCCATCGTTTTCGCCTTCCTCCTGCCCTCTGAGAAACTCCACGTCCTCGCGCGTGAACGTAGTATCCGTGGTAGGACCGCCGTTGACCATCTTAATGGGTTGAAGCGCAGTGCAATTACCCCCGCCCCCTTCGCCGAAAACTTCCGCCCAGCTGTAGTCATCCAACTCTTTCAGCATCGTCATTCCTCACGCACCTGCGGGTGCCAGTTGTGCTGCGCTAGAAGGTCAAGCCAACGGTTCGTCGCCGGGACGGCACATTAAGCGCCCATCGAGAACGGTTTGTCTCGTTTTCTTGGATGAGATTATCTGAAAGCCATTTGACTGAAGGGCAGAAAGAACTGCGTCTGCCAAATCTGAGGCGAACACTGGTTTAGGATGACTCCGCATAATATCTCCAGATGGCATGATGGTGCCGATGTTCTGGCCATCATCTATCATCTTTTCCAGCCCAGCAATCGTTGGCTTGGGGAGAATCTCGTCCACGATCTCTTCCTTGAGGCGAGAAGTTATCGCCTGAGCAAGTAACACTTTTAAGTGGTTTCTGTCCACGGCCTCTGACATTCAAATTCTCCTTTCGGTTGTGCTGCGCTATGGGGTGCTAGGGCGGCTCATCGGCTGCTCTCTGTGATTCGCTCGGCGTAGTCGGCTACGCAGGATGATAATTCGGGCGGGATGGTGGCGGCTTTTGCCGTAGCCTCTTTCCTAGCTTCGCTACTCGACCAGGAACTGCAATATCCCCCCGGTGCTCCATCCATTGCCTCACGCTCCCGGGCCTTTTGATATTTTTGGCGTTCAGTCTTTAGATCCAATCCCGCCGCTAAAACTTTGACGCGAATATTAACCGGCATGGCGCGGAAAGCCTTTACTTTCGAGATGCCTTGATTGAGCAACACCGGGACGCCCGTACCCCACAGATAGAACGGTCCACAGTGATGCACTGCGTTCCCGACAAACGCCTGCGCTGCCCTCACGTTCTCCATCACATATGGAACGCCAGCCGCCTCGCACAGCATCCGCGTGTGATTGAATAGCTTGATTCCTATTTCGGGGTATGGCGGGTTGGGGTGGAAGTGCTTCATGCCGTGAACTGAGAACTGCTCGCAGGGACTCGATGCGCAGATGAAGTCGAAGCCCTGCTCTCGCACCCATTCCGGCGTGATCGTCAGCACATCCACCAGGCGGTAGTCCACGCGCTCTGGGATGGGTACGCTGGGCAAAGTCAGGTCGATGGCCACAACGTCCCACCCGCGCTCAAGGAACGTCTTGGACCAGCCTAGACGCCCCGCAAAAAGGTCCAGCAATTTCATCGGCCGCTCTCCGCTTTTGTGCTGCTCAGACGGTTATCGAAAATGGTTCTGCTCTCCAGTATTCTGCTTTCTGGAACTGCACCCCAGCGGATTCTGCGCACAGCCTATCCTCTTCCCGATCTCCAACCATGAGAGCCAAGTGCGGGGGGTACATCTCATCGGGATACATGAAAGATAAGTCTTGCTGGGCCAGGACAAGCATCCCCATCTTCGGTTTTCGACAGAAGCAATTGCGCATCTCTGGATCATGCGCCGAGGGGTGATGCTGACACATATAAATCTTGTCGAAGGCATTGCCAGAAAGATGCTGCGTTTTGGCGATAGCTAGAACAACGTTTTCAAATGAGACTTGACCAGTTGCGATGCCTCCCTGATTGGTCACGCCGACGATCCGGTATCCTCGTTGCTTCCACGACAAAAGACGCTCTGCCATGCGAGGGAACAATTCCACATCGTCTTCGGTGTTCACGAATCGACCAAGTTCATCGAATCCCTTGCGCACGGTTCCATCCAAATCGAGAAAAAGAATCGGTACGCGCTTCATGTCTTTAACGGCTTCCTGAGAGTTCATCTATACCTTTCCGGCGAAGTATCGCGTTGCTTCAAAATCTAGGGCGGCTCATCGGCTGCTCTCCGCTTTTGTGCTGCGCCACGCGAACGCGGGGGCATTCGGAAGCAGAAATAGGTGCCGCATGTTGGCCACGTTCACGACTTCGTTAATAGGCGGGAAGATTTCCACGGCCCAGCAATCAAAGTACCCGCATTCATTCTTGACCCGCATCAGATCATCCCAGTTCATGCCTTGCAACCAATTACCCTCGTCGTCAATCATGGTCCTCTGGACCGAAATTCGCCGTGCCCCGTTGAGTTCATCGAACACTTGCGCCAGAAATTTGCAGGAGCGGTACACTAATAATGGTTGGGCTTTCAGGTTGCCCAACGATGGGGGCCGCGCGACGAGTGGAACTGGAATCATGGCCGCGGGCCAAAGTCTATTGTGCTGGCGTAGATAGGCTTGTTTTTGGCGAATCTCCCGACCCATATCTCCCTTTCATGTTGCTGCTCAGAGCACGGCTAGAACGTCGTCCAGGCTGCGCACGGTGATGCAGGTATGGCCCAAGGCTTCCACGCGGTCCCGGAACGCTCCCTGCGCCGCCTGCTGCTCTTTGTGGTGGTCTTTCTTGACGGCCTTCGTCTCCATCCAGATCGGGAGGCGATTCGGCAGGCATAAAAGCAAATCGGCGGTGCCCGGGGGACAGAGTTGCATGAATCCTCCACGCACTCTGACCTTGCCCGAATTCAGCCGCAGGACGAAGTATCCCGCCTTCTCCAGTGCTTGCCGGATCGGGCCAGTGAGGTCACTTGTCTCGCTCAATCTGCCTCCTCTTCCGCATGGGTATGCTCCATCATCTCAGCCGTGCAGCATTCGCTTTCAAGATGTATTCCTGGCATGATGCACTTGCCGGGAAAAACACAACCAATCGGGTCATCCTCGCAGTCTTCGCGCTCCTCATCGAAACCCACGCCATGCCCGCACACATCCGGATCACAATCGCTATCATCCTCGTCATCTATGTAATAAAGAGTCATTCTTCTCCCTCGCTATGGGTATGCCGGAACGTTTCAAACCAAAATACGATTGGCTCTGCATTCACGGTAATCCGGCCAAATCGCTCGGCGTGGCGGAAATTTGGGATGTGCTTTCGCATGGACTCAATCATCCGATCCTGCAACCAACTGCGCCAGTCTTCGATGGACTCGACTCCCTTGTCAATGTTGCATGGAACGCAGGCCGGAAACAGATTGTCCTCGCGCTGGTTGTCCGGTCGATGGCAATAACCTGCGGAAACCACCTTTCCGTATCCGGTCTTCTTGTCGGTAACGTACTTAGATGCTCTCCATACGGCCTCAACGTGATCCACATGCCACTTGTCCGTCAACTCGGACCCGCAGTATGCGCATCGACCGCCAAACATGCCGTGGATCGTTGCGCGTTGCTCTCTGCTCAACTTCATTCTTCGCCCTCGTCATGGGTATGCCGCTCACAGCGACAGGGATGTTGGTTGCACTGCGGGCACGGTTGCTCGCCGGGGATGGGTTCAGGGTACTTTTCCACGGCTCGCTCATAAGCCCGTTTTTGGTCTGATTGGCACATGGTGAAATCGCTCTTGACCCATTCCCACCACTTAGCGCACTCGACGAACGCCATCCGCAAATCCTCTGGTGTGCTGCTGCCGTCAATCATGAGTGGCCCTCCATGCGAATTTTGGCGGTTCTGGAAGCACCCAGATTTGTAGTCTGGTTCGCTCATTCACTCCTACTTTCTCGGCCCCGAGGCCGGTGCTAAATCAATGACTCTTTCCGGTGCAGTCGATGACATGGCCAGACGGGCATTTCACCGTCCGCGTCTGGGCCGTAACGAAGATGTGCACCTGCTCTAATGGTCCTCCCGGTTTTGGCTCGCAGTATGGGCAATAAACGACCAGAGAAGCCTTCCTCCCCCTATTCCCGCCGCGCTCGCTGTACATGCTGTCGGGATGTTTTGCTTTCCAAGCTTTGTTTGCAATGGCCTGACGGCCTCCGTTATCCATTTTTAGCCTCTTTTCGGTCTGACTTGTTTGTCGATTACTATCAGCCGCTCGCACAGTATGCTCAGAGATGGCATCGAAGAAACAAAAGCTCGGGGACCCCACCGCCGCTCCGCTTCCGCCAGTGCTTCTTTGCGGGTCATTCGCTCTTCTCCTGCATCTAATTAAAGCCTCCGTGCTTCGCCTCGATCAAAGTAATAGCTGCTGCGAAAAATGCCGCGTCGTCTAGCCATCCCTGCCGGTCAAGACCCCTCCTCTGTTCAGCTAACCGCAGGCAATTTCCGTGACGTTCGCGCAGCCAAACGACGACAGCATTTTTATTGATTTCCATCATTGCTCCTTCTCCTGCATCTGGCGCAGCGCAAGCCGCACGATTGCCACAGCCGACAGCTTGCCATGTTTTTCCTTGAGTCGCGTCCGCAACGACCGAATGACGCGCACGTCGTCCGGCGTGAAGGACAGGCTAGTTCGTTTCAGCTTCGTTTCGACCATGAACAAATCCTAGCGCAATTCATTCTTGCTGTCAATCGCATTTTGCTGTTTTTTTATGTTTGACGCAACGCGCGCCACGGAATACATTGGAGAAACGGAGGAAATATGTCAACAGATTTAGCCGTACAGGAGCAGGTCGCGCTAACGCCCCTGAGCTTGATTCAAAGCGCACTTTCATCAGGCACGCCGGTCGATGTGATCCGCGAGCTGGTGGCGCTTCAGCAGTCGATGGTTGAATTCGAGTGGAAGCGGGAAGAACGACAGGCCGAACAAGATTTTGGCGATGCTCTCAATGACTGCCAGAGTCAAATAGGGCGCATCGCGCCCAACCAAAAGCGCAACGACACAAATTCCTGGTGGGCTGATTACGCACAGCTCGACCGCACCATTCGTCCTATCTACACCGCCGCCGGGTTTTCGATTGCGTTCTCGGAAGTCGAACCGCTGTCGCCTGGAAAGGTGAGAATCAAGGCGGCTCTAAGGCGCGGACGTATCGAGCGCGAATACTTCGCCCAGATCACGCCCACCACTACGGGTCCGAAGGGTGGCGCGATGGCGACGGCTACCGACGCTGATGCAATCGCTCAGTCACGGGCCAAGCGATACCTGATGCTGGACATTTTCAACATCGCCATCGGCATCGACGCGGACGAAAAGAAGCCGTTTGCCGAAGCTACTCCTGCTCTCAGCGATGTTCGTTTCGGTGATCTGATGGCGGAAATCGAGGGCGCGGTGAACCCGGAGGAACGCCGGAAAGCCTTTGCGAAGGCGTGGAACGAGGCTGGGGCCATCCGGGATTTCAAATCGCGCACCCAGTTCAAGGAAGTCTACGACAAGCTGAAAGAGAATAACTGATGCACCATCTTGTGAAGCAACTCTCCCCTGAATGGCTGTCGCTCCGCACTGGTAAGGTGACGGCCTCGCGCTGCCCTGACTTGATGAAAATCCTCAAGCGCAACAGCAAGACCGGCGAGAAGGGTCAACCGACCGCCGCCCGGAGAAACTACGCTCTCGAAGTGGCCGGCGAGATTATCAGCGGTGCCGCCGCGGAACATTTCGTCACGCAATGGATGGACGCCGGCCGGGAGAAGGAACCGCGAGCGCGGGAAGAGTACGAGGTCCGGGAGGACTGCAGAGTTCTGCCTGTTGGGTTCTTCACGCATGACACCATCCCCCGCTATGGAGCTTCGCCCGATGGCCAGCGCGGAGAAGACAGGGGGCTGGAGTTCAAATGCCCCAAGTACGAGACGCATCTGGAATACCTGCTCAATCCCGATTTGCTGGTCGAGGCGTACAAATGGCAGTGCGTAGCTGAAATGTCCTGCACCGGCTGGAAATCCGTGGATCTGGTTTCGTTCTTCGATGAGGACTGCGACAATCTTGGCAACGTGTGCCATACGCTTCCGCCAGACTTGCAAATGCTCATCGTGCCGATTCACCGGGTCGAGGCGGAAATCAAAGACCTTGAGGACAACATGCTTTCGTTTCTTGAGGAAGTGCAGGTTATCCTCGAAACGCTGCAATCGAAGTACGGCGGATTCGAGCCTAAGCCCAAGCGCGCGGACCCGCTGGAAGACGCGCGGACAACCGAGGAGTGGCTGGAAGACTTCGCCGGCTCCGGATTCGTACCGTAACGCAATCGGTGGCACAATGGTAACGTGAATTGCCACTACTGCCATACCGAAGGATTGACGCGGGTGAGAACCGAGACAGGCTGGCGCTTGTTCTTTGGCACTCACCTGCATCTTTGTTTGGGCTGGCGAAGGAAGCTGGCGCGGCTGGCGAATCGTGCAATTTTAACCGTTGCCCGAGGGTAAACCGTGGCAGTATAATTTAAGAAAGCCTGCGCCCAGCTTGCTTTCACGGATCGGCTCGCTACCGCTCCCAGTTTCGGGGGAGTCCTCAAGCTCCCCCGGAGCGACCAACTTGAGGGGGAAACTTGGCCACTAAGGTCGATATATGGATGCCGCTATCCATCGGTGATTACCTCGCGGACACATCGCACTTGAGCACGCTGGAACATGGCGCCTATCTTCTTATGCTCATGCACTACTGGCGCAAGGGTCCGCTGCCAAACGATTCCGTCAAATTAGCCAACATATGTAAGATGTCTCCGGATGCTTGGAGCATGGTCCAAGCAGTGCTCATGGAGTTCTTGAGCATAGGCGAGGATGGCTTGCTACACCAGACTCGCGCCGACAGGGAACGGGCGAAATGGATGGAAAAGAAGGATTCCGCGCAAGAAAAGGCCAAAAAGGCTGCAAAAGCACGGTGGGATAATGCTCCAAGCAATGCTCCAAGCATTCCTCAAGCAATGCTTGACTCATGCCCGTCATCGTTACCGTTACCTATTGAAGAACAAAAGCAAATACCTTCTCCGAAGCCGCGCAAGCGCGTTTCGGAGGGGCGTAAGAAAAAGGAACTTGTCGCCAGACCCACGAAGACCGATTTCGACAAGGAACGCCACCGGCAGTTCAAGACAGCCATCTTCTCCTACTGGCGAAGCAAGAACCAGATCGACTGCCCTTGGGGTCAGCCGGAGGGGAGGCAATTGGAAATCTGGCTCCGCGCCAACCCCGCAATCCTCGTCGACGAGTTCACCGCCATACTTCGCAATCGCTTCAAGTCTGAAGTGAATCACTCCGAGCGGCCATCGAAGTGGATTCGCAATGTCACGGATTACGCTACCGGACCTTTGGATCGCTTCGGCAAGCCCATCCACGTTGCCAACGGCAAGCCTCCAGAGCCGCTCCCCAAATCCGATTACGAACTTGCCCGCGAACAGGCCATGAGAGAAAGAGCAGGATTGCGCCATGCCGACTGAGAACATCACCCCCAATTGCGTGGAAAGCGAGAGAATCATCCTCGGATCTGTCCTGCTGAATCAGGATTATCTTTTGGAGGCCGAGGACAAGATTTCGCCGGATGATTTTTTCCTCGACTCTCACCGCCTGATTTTCCGCAGGATGTGCGACATCAACCGCCAGGACCGGGGGATAGATTTCGAGACGCTTGCTCAGGAATTGGATTCGCACAAGGAATTGAGTTCGGTGGGCGGAAGGTCGTACATCATCGACTTGACCAGCGGGCTACCCCGCCGGCCGGTAATCGAAGATCACATTCGGCTGATGAAGGACTTCTCGGTTTTGCGGAGTTTGCTTTCGATAGCCGGTTCGACTCAGGCAAGAGCCTACGACCACGGCGAGTCTGCGATGGAAATAGCCGCCTGGACGGATTCGGCCATACAAACCCTTATCGAGACGGGACGGGCGCCTACAGACGCCTCTAGCGGGGCGGCAGAGGCCAGTATAGAGTTCCTCGACGAGTTCGAGCGCAGGGCAAACTTGCAAGAGGACGACACAATCTCCTATGGCCTGATGCCAGAGTTCGATGGATTGACTGGGGGGATGTTCCCCGGCGAGGTTACAGTGATCGGCGGCGAATCGGGCGTGGGAAAATCCTCTGCGATGATTCAGGCGCTGGTTTTTTCCGGGAAGCGGGGGATTCCCTCAGTCTGCTATTCGCTGGAAATGACCCGCGCTCAGGTTCTCGGCAGAATTTGTTCGGTAATTTCGAGGGTGCCGTATCGTTTCATCCGCTTCCCCCAAACTGCGAATTTGGAGCAGAGGCGAGATATTCGCGCTGCAGCATACCGGATAGGCGAGTGGCCCATGCAGACCTTCGACCAGTCCGGCATGACCATAGGCGAGATTGTGGCATCGGCGCGCATACAAATCAAGCGCAAGGGGGCCCGGCTGATTTGCGTGGATTACTTGCAGGAGATTGAGGTTCCAGGGATCAAAGAGGAGCGGCTGAAAGTATCGGAGGCCGCGAAAAGGCTGGCGCGGGTCGTGAAGGGAACCCCGGCGCACATGCTCATGCTCTCACAGCTCGCGCGGCGGGAAGACAACGGAATACCGCAGATGAAGCAGCTCAGGGAGTCGGGCAAGATTGAGAACGTGGCTCACTGCATTGCTTTGCTCTGGCGGGAGTTCGACCGCGAACGCGGCCACCATTTGACGACGGGCAAGGTCGTTGTGCCGAAGAACCGCTTCGGATACACCGGCAATGTAGACACGATTTTCAACAGCGATTACGCGATTTTCCAATAGGAGGCTTGATATGTGCGCAACAGCGGAAGAAATCACCAACGCCGAAACCTACGCCCGCAACCTTCGCGGGGCGGAATGCAACAAGGAATCATTCGACCTTCAACTGATGTACGGGCAGTGGGCTCTTGATTCGCAGCGGGTTTTGATGCAGCACCAGGCGCGCTGCGAGGAATGCAGGAAGGCGGAAGCGGCATGAAGCGCGGCCGTATAAACCCGGTCCGTAAAACTCTCAGGCGGGGCGAACCGAGTCCCGCCGAAAAGTCGGACCTGCGCACTTCCGTCTACGCGCGAGCCAAAGGTATTTGCCAACTGCAGCTGGTGCAGGAGTGCTTAGGCTATGCCCCGCTGAATGGCGATGGCACCCACCAGGGCCATCTGGTCCACATCAAAGCCAAGCGAGTTCATGGGTGGGGTTTGGACAACCTGCTTTGGGGGTGCTGGGTGTGCCATGCGTTTCAGCACGCAGGTGGCAAGCCAGTGCCAAGCAAGCTATAATCTACCAGCGGCCCTCCCCCAGAACAGCAAATCGCCCGCGTCTCCCTCTGAGGCCGCGGTCGAAGTTGTGTGGGCTGCAAAGTTTTCAGGTCAGTCGTCCTCGGCCAGCGCCTTCATGTCGGCCAGCGCCTCGGCGTTTGAATCGTAGAATCTTTCAGGGTTGATTTTGTAGCCAGGCGCGGACGCATCGTAAATCTTCATCGCGGCCAGTTCCCAATTGAAAAACTCCTCAAGTTTGTGGCCAGCCTCGCCAGCCAACGTAATCACCCAACCGGCTCGGCAATGAGTGTTATCGCAAGTGTGGACGTTTTGCATCGCCAAAGATCCCGGATGGCTGGAAGCCTCGTAGACCGCTTTGTGAATGTCTGGAATGATCGGAACCGGCGGCGGTCCTGCGTTCTCGCCTTTCTTTTCCTCTTTGTCGTCAGTCCACTGCAAGCGGGAGCAGTCGGAGCAGCCGGAGCATTCGGAGCAGCGGGAGCAGCGGGAGCAGCCGGAGCAGCCGGAGCAGCGGGAGCAGCCGGAGCAGCCGGAGCAGCGGGAGCAGCCGGAGCATTCGGAGCAGCCGTAGCAGTTCGTACAATTTCCGCATTCTTCGAGGCTGTCAAGTGCCTTCTGCGCTGCCTTATTGGTGCCAAAGTATTCGACGGAGCACTTGTTACCATTTGCGTCTTTCAACCAAGTCATCGCGATTTCCTCTTTTCCAGATACGTCTGGCCGGTTAGTCTTTCGGGTAGTGTCTCCTGGAATCCGCCACAGAGCGCGGTGTATCGCCGTACAGTCGTTCAGCTACGGCTGAACAAGCGGCAGCGTGGCCCTTTGAGCCGTTTTCTTCATTGACAAACGCTTCGCAAATGTAGCATCGGCAATCCAGAGCATGTTGCTCGATTGCGTCCCTGACAATCTGGTAAATCTCGGCGTTCATGCGCTTCCTTTCGGGTAATGTCTTCGGCTGTCTTCGACGGAGCGGACAATGGTAGTCGCCTCCAGTCCATAGCGGTGCATAATCAGGGCGGCATGGAGCTTGCAACCGGCATCCACGGCGACGAAGCCTTCGGGTAGGGGGTGAGCGTCGATCTTGCAGGCGCAGACGCGGGGCGGGGGCGTGTAGGGCAAATCTCCGGCGTTGTGCTCGTGCTCGTAGCCTTTAGACGGCATCGGTGGCCTCCCTCCGCTTGGCGTGTACTGGGAGTTCGCAAACCTTTTCCCATATCCGGTCTCCGACGTAAGAAAGCTCCGAAAATCCAGACCGAGAATAGCCGATCAACTGGGCGAACTGCGATCGATCATCGTCACTGAAATCTTGAATAGCAAGGTGATTCATATCGAAAGGACCTCGATCCAGAAGATACTGAACTATCTTGTTTGGCTTAAATCGAATAGTCCCGCTCGGATCGGTTACGAGCGGCTGCATCGGATTTGTAGCTTTCCTACGTATTGTCGGCATCTTCATCCCTCTCTTTCCTGCGATCTAAAACGCTGAAAGCTGCTTGCCATGCGTCGGGCTTGGTCACGGTCGCCCATGCGCCGTCAACCTGGCCTTCGTCCTCCCACATGACAATCCAGCCATTGCCTTCGGTGTGGAGTTCTACGCGGGCGGTGGGGTTGATCGTCTTGCAGCAGAATTCAAACAGCCCCTGGCCGGCGAAGTCCTCGACTCGTCTCTCTGTGTGGGCGCTCACCAGTACCTCGCAATCCACTCCCCAAAGGGCAGGGCTTGGTTTCCATAGTCGTTGCGGTGCTCCACATAAGCACGCCAGCGGGCCTTCCTGCTCATCGTTCTCAGTGTGAGGCGTGCGGGTGGGTAAGTAGGCTCGTCGCCCGTATACCCGCCCACGCCGCCCAGGCGGTGAATCTCTGCGAGTCGGCAGTATGCGGCTTCACTCAGCATGGGACACCGCCTTCCGCAAAGCTCCCTTGGCCATCGCTTCGGTCACCGGATCGAGCCAATCGCGCTTACTAGGCAATTCAGCGACGATGCGGATCAGCGCGGTGTACATCTCCGGCGCGGAGGCCATCAGGTGGGCGTTGGCTTGCGCCTCTTTGAACCGATCGCCATTTTCGGGCCACAATCCGTCATAAAGAGGGATATAGTGGACCGGGTCGTAGCAACCAGGATCGACAAGGTAGGTGCCCATGACGATGCTAAATGCCCCGTCGTCTTCGTTGTACTCAACTTCCCACGGCCCCGGCGTAAACGGTGTGCTCATCACTGGCCTCCTTCAGCGGATAGAGCCGCATCCTCTTCCTCAGAGAGCAAGGGGGTGCAGTCGTAGACGGCTGGTTTGGCCGGCTCAATGACACGGCAAGCAACGTCTCGCGGGGCAGAGACATTCCAGTGGATCGGGCCAGAGAAATCCTTCGAGCCGATCTTGATCTTGGGGTACTTGTCGCCCTCGTCGTAGTATTTCTTGGTGAACGGTCTCGGCATAAGGCGCGCGGTGTTCAGGAAGATTTGCCGGTCTGAGCAGACGTAGGAAATCCAGCATTGCTGCACTTCGGTTTCCGGTTCCTTGTCGAGTGCATCGGCCATTTTGCGGAGTTCGATTGCAATGTCTTTGGCGAGGGGCATGTCATCCTTCTTTCTTTGTGTAGTGATCCGGTTGGAGTTGAAATCCGAGCGCGGCGGCCAGCTTTGGCGACAGGCGTTGCTTTCCGTGCCGGACGTTGGATAGGAAAGCGATCCCGAAGCCGAGAGCCTTGGCAGTTCTTCGCAAAGAAGACTCCGATATTCTCGCCTCCAGTTCCGCGATCACGTCTTGGGTGGTGTAAATCATGTGATTACCTTACGCCGAACAGCGAACATTGTCAAGCAAAAAATCAGGGCATCCACCCCAATTTGATGAACAGCCACAGAGCGGCGCCGACCGCCACGATGCACCAGCAAACCTTCTCTCCTACGTCCATGCGGCTCATCGGCACAGCCTCCAGAGCAGCAGGCCCAAGCCGATGAGCGCGGCATCCCAAGCGAGCATCCAGAGGGCCAGCCTAATCGGATGAGTAAACGAAATGACGGGCTTCTCGTCCAGGTCGGGGTGGGCGTGTCGGTAGGGGTAGGTCATCGCGATTCCTTTCTTGCACTCAGGATGTCGCACAGCAGCGCCACGAGTCCGCTCACAAAAGCATCGGCTATCAGGGCAAGGAGGGTCATTTCATGCCTCGCTTTAGCTCCGCCAGTTCGCGCTGCAGGCGGCCGAGAATCCTCTGTTGCACGCAGTCGGGCATCATCTTGGCCCACTCATCCGCGCTTACACTCATGATTTCCCTCCTTGCGGGTATTGTCGCCGGGCTAGAGCGTCGTAAGCCAGCTTTTTTACCAGCATCCGTCCTTCGGCATCTCTGATTCTTGTTAATGCCGCTACTAGAGCGGCAATCTGGTTGTTAAGTTCCGTGATGAGATTGCCCTGCCGGGTAAACATCAGGATCTGCTCCGCATAAGCTGCTCGGACTTCAGCCTCGGTCATTTCGGGGATTTTGGACATGCGTCCTCCTTTGTGGCTTCGAGTGCTCGCATAGCTGTAGCTTCCACGTCAGCCCAATTGAGCGGGTACAGCCCGCATGGGTGATTTTGCTTACTTTTAGCAGACCGCCAGCATACGCTCGATCAACTCTGGAACGGTTGCTTGGAGCTTCTCAACCGTTGGCTTTAGAGCGGCCCCCGCGGCGTCCCACGCGACGTCCCACGCGTCGGACCACGCGGCGGCCCTGGCGGCGTCCCACGCGGCGGCCATCGCGGCGGCCCACGCGGCGTCCCTCGCGGCGTCAGCATCGCGCGTGGCAGCTTCTAATTCCGGTATGATCGATGGCACAGCCGCAAGCGATGTGATCTCTGGAAGACTTTCGAGAGCTTCGGCGTTTGCGGTCAAGCCTGCAAGCCTTAACCATGCCGGAGTGTGGACGCGAACGAGCCAATCCGCAGCCACAAGAGAGCGCCGCTCTTCAATCTCGACCGATCCTTTAGTGCCGATCAGGCGCGGAATAAATTGCTTGAGAGTTTGGCGCACTTCATCTGAAACTGAATCGTTGTAACTGCGCATGAATGTTGCGATTACCGGCGAGGCGCATTGCGGATGATCGCTCCACGGCTCATTGGCGATGTAGGCTACAGCTTCCATCACGCACATCTCTTGCGAGGATGGTTCGTGGGCACCTTGCTTGAGGTTGAGTGCTTCAAGATCGAGCGTTCTTACGGTCATTTTCGTATCCTCCTGATTCTTTGAGTGTTGGGGCATTGCTGCCCCGGATGGTTAGAGGATGATGAGCATCTGAGCCATGACGCCCAGCGCATCCCACCGCTTGCAGCTGCTGGCCTTGCTTGCACCGGAGAAGCGTTCGCGGCGTTGGGCCGGAGTGAGGCTGTTCCAAACTTGCTTGACTTCGTTGATTTGCTCGGCGGCGGTCATTGTCTTGTCCTCCTAGATTTCTGCTACTCCTCAACAGTAACGAATTATTCGTTTCAAGTCAAGGGTTATTTTGAGGAAACTGTGGAAATCTTTCGTTTCGCTCTCCAATCCTTCAATCGTTGCTTTGCGCACTCCCGGCATTCGCGTTGACCGTTAGATCGAATGCGCCCGGTATCGCTGAGGATGTGATCGTTCTTGCATCGTGTTGATTTCAGTGCACCCATAATTTTTATTGTAACGTATTATTCGTCCCGATGCAAATCCAACCCGCTTGCGGTAGACTGTGCTCATGGAAAATGACAAGCCAATCGATGAATCTACTGTCGACGCTTTAGAGTTGGAGAAATTCCTGGCCGATATTCCCTCCAGCTATGGCTTCCTAGCGATCGAACCTGACGAGGAGGGCTGCTTTGTACGGTTGGTCCAAGAGCAAAAAGTAAGGTGGGTTTTTGGCCGGTGAGCATGATAAATTAATCCCATGCCAGCAGGTAGACCATCCTTCAATTGGACACCAGAGATTGAGTCCGAAATCATCGACCGGATTCTCTCTGGCGAAGCTATTGAGGACATTGTTGATTCTGTTGGGGTTAGCGCAAGAACGTTTTATCGTCGCAAGGCGGATGACGCAGAATTCGGCGCAAGTATCGCGCGCGCGCAAAGCGAGGCTCAGGATGCGTGGGTTGATCGCACGGAAAGGCTAATGCTTTCAGCGACTTCCGAGAACTGGCAGCTCGTGCAGTTCCAGTGTCGGCACATTGCTTGGATCGCGGGAAAGCGCAAGCCGAAGGTCTACGGCGACAAGATTCAGCAGGAGATTACCGGCTCACTCGACCTTGCCGGCCGTCTCTCCGCAGCTCGTGAGCGCAAGAAGTAATTGTTTACATTGGCAACGCATCTGTTTACAATAGATACATGGAGTTGATGGTTCCCGCTTGGAAGTGTGCCCAATGTCAACATGTGTGGTTGAAGGGCGATTCCGTGCCTACTCATTGCTCTAAATGCAAATCGCGGAGATGGAATAATGAAACTGGTACTTCAGATAAGCGAACAATCAACGCCCCGCAAGTGCAGCGTCTGCCTTCAGCCCGCAAATCTGTGGAAGTTCAAGCCGAACAACCGGAGAACAAAACGCCCAGCGAGCGGCTTAGACCTGAGCAGCCGTCGTCCGGTGTGCGCTCTTCATGCCCAGATTGCGGCGGCCTAAACGGAATGCACCAGAGAGGATGTAAGCGATGATCTTTGGACTGTGGCTCTCGGCAATCTCCATCGTTTGGGGCGTGTACATCATGGCCAAGATTCACCAGGCGCGTCTCCGCATCCAAAACCCTGAGCAAGAGATGCCTGACTGGCGATGACGGCAGCCGAGCAAATCCTCGACGAGATTGCGTCTTACGCTGCCGATCCGCTTGGGTTCGCTCAGTTTGCGTTTCCTTGGGGAGAACCAGGTCCGCTCGAAAACGAGTCTATCCGCGAGTGGCAGGCCGACGTATTCAATACGATTGGCAAGCATCTGCAGAGTCCATTCCGGTTCCAGCCGCTCAAGATCGCTATCGCATCGGGTCATGGTATTGGCAAGACGGCTGAGATTGCGATGATCTGCTCGTGGGCGATGAGCACCTGCGATGATTGCCGGGTGCTGGTGACGGCGAATACAGAGGATCAGCTCACGACCAAGACTTGGCCGGAGATGGTCAAGTGGTTTGGCCTGTCGATTAATCGGGACTGGTGGAACATCTCTGCGACTCGCATCACATCGCGTCAGGCTGGGCATGAGAGCACTTGGAGATTGGACCGCGAAACGTGGTCCGAGAACAACACCGAGGCGTTCCAGGGGCTACACAACCGGCGGAAGCGCATTGTTCTGATCTTCGATGAGGGCTCGGCAATCCCCAAGACTGTCTGGGATGTGGCTGAAGGCGCTTTGACGGATGAAGATACCGAAATCATCTTTCTTGTGTTCGGCAATCCGACGCAGAACGATACTCCATTCGCCGAGTGCTTTGGAGCGCAGAAGCATCGCTGGGTGACGCGGCACATTGACTCGCGAACTGTGCCGGGGACGAACAAAGAGCAGATCGACCGATGGATTGCCGACTTTGGCGAGGATTCGGACTTCGTTCGGGTCAGGGTCAGAGGCGAGTTCCCGCGCGCAGGCGGGTTGCAGTTCATTCCGCAGGACTTGGTAGCGGCGGCTCGGAAGCGTCAGTGCCAGCCGAGCGGCTACAAGATTATGAGCGTTGACGTTGCCCGGTCGGGGTTCAATCAGACGGTTGTGGGCTGGCGCTGGGGGCAAGTGGCGCACATCACAGACAAATGGCGTGGCCTGTCGATCCCAGATCAATCAGGGAGAATTGCCCTGCGGATCATGGAAGAGGATGCGCGATGCGTCATCATCGACGGCGATGGAATCGGAGGAGCTGTTTCCGATCACCTGCGCATGATGCTGCCCAAGCCTAACCAGCCCGTCAAGGAATGGCCGGATACTGCTCTGACGCGCTGGTTCAAGACGCATCCATGGTTTACAGTTCAGGAGTTTCATGGAGGTCTGCCGGCGGCCGACAAGTTCATGTATTTCAATAAGCGTGCCGAGGTCTGGGGTAAGGTCAAGACGTGGCTGGAACATGCGGACATTGACGACGATCCCGAGTTGGAGCGGGACTTGACAGGGCCGAGGTTCGACACTGACAACCCAAAGTCGGTGATCCAGCTGGAGCGCAAAGAGGATATGCGAGACCGGGGCGTAGACTCGCCCGATTGCTTCGTGGCGGGAACCATGATTCGCACGCCTAGCGGCGAGCGGCCAATTGAATCGCTCAAGGTGGGCGACCAGGTATTGACTCCGTTCGGACCATCGCGCATCTGCGTCAGGCACGTGAGCATGTCGGACAGGCTGACAACAGTTCGATTTTCTAGCGGGTCAATCCTCACAGGCAAAGGGAAACACAAGGTTTTTACGTGGACCGGCGCGAAACGCCTTGATATACTGTCCATGACAGACGAGGTGGAATCATGGTCGTGGATGAGGTATCTGGAGTGGCGCTGCGTGAGTTTGTTCTTTACCGAGGCGAGAATTTTTGGCTTCAAACAAGCGGTCGATACTTTCAATCCGGGCGCAAGGGTTCGTCTGAGAGACTTTTGCATCGCCGGGTTTGGATTGACAACTTTGGGTCGATTCCTGAAGGCTTTGAGGTCCACCATAAAGACGATGATTGGCGCAATAGCGACCCTGACAACCTCGAACTCATGGCCGGTGCCGATCACCGAAGACTTCACGCTCTTCAGCGCAATGCCACTCAGGCTGGATATGCGTCATCGCTGCGAGGCTTGGCGGCTGGAAGAGACAAGGCAGCGGAGTGGCATCGGTCCGAACAGGGCCGGGCGTGGCATAGTCAAACCGCGATTAACAACGTGTGGCGACCAGACAGAGCCATGCTTCCGCGCACCTGTATCAGATGCAATTCCCAGTTCGAGGCTTTCTTTGCTAGAGCGATGTATTGCTCCAATAGCTGCATTCAGAAAGCAGCCTACGCGCGTCGTGGACGTGCAGACCGAAAGCGCAAGAGAGTTGACGTATAACCTAACCCTGCGTGAGAACAACGCTTATTGGGCCAACGGAATACTCGTCTTCAATTGCGGTGATCAGCTGTGCATGACGTTCGCGGCGAACCCGATGGCAGAGACGCGGGAAGAGAAGACCAAGCGGGAGCAGGCGGCAATCAAAGACCCGATGGAGCTGCATTTTGCGCGGTTGCGTGAGACGCAGCGACGGGAGAAGCTGAAGCAGGGAGGCAACTATTGGGATACGTAGAGTGGGCAGTCGAGGCCTTGGAATTGGAAAAGTTTACCGCTTTTATTCCGAGTCTAGTCACGCATTTTGACAAGATAGCATCTCATTGGAACAACTTGGGTACAGGTAGCCGAATGTGTAGTCTTTCTGATTGACATTGCAGGCGAAAGGTGTATTGATATGTCTATGCGTGCTCTCCTCCGAAGGCTGATTGGCTGGGATGAACTGGGTGACCGGTTTTTCTCGGCCGACTCGGCTAGGAAGATGGAGACCGTTCTCTGCGATGAGATCGAGCGGTTGCGCAATGAAATCCAGTTCCTGAAGTCCAGGCAGCGGGCCAATCCGCCCTCCCCCAAGATTCCCGATACGTGGGAAGAAGTCATGTCGTCGTTTATGTCCGATACGGAGCATTTCAAGGAGCAATCTTGAGCACAGCAGGTTATGGGATGAAGTTCAGCAAGGGCTATCTTGGCCCCGGTTCTGGCGGCGGCAAGAGTGAGCCGGAAGCCAAAGGCAAGCCGATGGGCGAAGAGCACCAGGACGGCGCGAATGATGGCGCGAATGATGGCGAGGATCATCAGGGAGCGATTCACGAGCACCTAAAGGCGATGCACGCCGCCACCGGGCACGGTCACTCGCACATCGAACACGCGCCGGAAGGCCACATGGCGCATCACATCGACCATGAAGGCCAGATTTCCGGGCCGGAACCGACCGAGGATTGCCCCGGTGGAATGTGCGGAGGTGGAATGTGATTATCGAAAATCAGTTCGGCGGTGTCGATCTTCTGGCCACGGCGAAGGCGATGCTGGTGCGCATCGAGAATCTGGAGAAGGAAGTCTTTGCTCCGGTGAAGAAATCGAGCGGCGTTGACGGCGATGCAGGGGATTGGACGAAGACGGGAGATGGCACGACTTACCCGGCAGTCCCAACTCAGGCCGAGGCCGATGCTGTGGCAGCCGAGGCGAAGGCGGAAGAGTTCAACGAGACCGTCTACTACGAGGATGGCAGTTCGGCGTATGGCCCGAAGCCGATACCTCGCGTCAATGAGCATGGTTCGCCTGCGAAGGTGTAACGATGGCCGAAAAGAAGGTCAATCTTGGGTCGAAGGGGAGCTTCCACATCAAGGAAGGCTCCCTGCATGCCATGCTGCACGTTCCGCAGGGCCAGAAGATAGGTCAGGCGAAGATGAAGGCGGCCTCGCATTCCAGCAATCCTACCTTACGTAAGAAGGCGATCAGCGGGTTAGGTCTTTCCGCGATGCATCATGGCTGATTTTCCCGAACGCACCGGAGTAGTCGAGAACGAAGCAGACTCCGGGCAACCGGAAGACGAAGGTCCGCGCCTCACTCCAATCAACTTCGACGATTACGACTACACTCCAGGCGAACGAGCGCCATGGCGATGCTCTCCAAAGCCCTGCTACGGGCCGGATGAGCTTGGATTCCTTCGTGGGGCTATCGACGAGCTAATCAAGGGCACAGAGCAGGCAGACGCGGCGGCGCGCATCTGGGAGGTACTGCAGGCGTGGGAACAGAGGCTGTTTCGCAGGAACTACCACTTCCTGAATGCGGGCTGGAAAGGCTGGGGGATGTTCGGCGGGAGCTCGGGTACGACGGGTGCCTCTATTCTCCAGACACAGAATTCCATGAAGTTGTTCTCCTGCAACGTGTTCGGAGCGCGTCACAAGAAGATCGTGGCGCTTTTAAGCCGCGAAGTTCCGCCGACTGAGGTTGTGCCGGCCGGCGAGAACACGATGGATCAGGAGACGGCGCAGGAGGCGATTCCGTACCTCAAGGCATTCCGCGAGCAGGCGAAGATGCGCAAGCGGATGCAGGAGGTCGGATCGTATCTCTACACCGATGGATCGGCGGTAATGCTGACGTATACGGTGGCGGACCGCAAGTATGGGATTGAGATCGATGACGAGGGCAATCCGGGACCGGCGCGGCGCGAAGAGGTTGAAGTATTCGGCAAGCTGGAGCGCAAAATCCCGCTTCAGGCGGACGATCTTGAATCGGCGGGGTGGATCAGGCTTTCCAAGGAAAAGAGCCGCTCGATCCTGAAAGCGCGGTATCCATGGATTCGCGACAGGATAGGTGGCGGCGCCAACAAGGACGCGATGGGTCAGATCGACCGTATGGCGCGGGCGAATGTGCGACTGGCCGTGCAGGCATCAAGCACCAGTGGGGAAGCCTACTCGGAGGACACGACAGAATCGGCATATTTCTTCCGTCCCAGCCAGTACGAATCGATTGCCGACGAGAATATGAGGGACATGCTCTATGAGGAGTTTGCTTCGGGGCTGGAGGTTTGGACCGCCGGGGGTGAGATTGGGCTGGTTAGGGAAAGTTCACTGGATGGGCCTGACGGTCACGTTGCGCTGTGCCACGCAACCCCCGGCGACGGCCAGAACCGAGAATCCATCGGTACGAATTACCTTCCGATTCAAAAAGTCCTAAACGCCACCATTTCGCTGTACGACCGTTACTTTCGGGCCAACGTCCCGAAGCGCATGGCCGGTGAGCCGTTCATCGACGTAGAGGCTGCAAATCAGCAGGCCAACGATCCGGCGAAGTTCATCCCCGTCGACATGATGAGCCTGATTCAGAATGGGTTGAAAATTCAGGACATTACCGGCATCGAGAACGTCTCGCAGCCCAATGTGGCGATTCTGACCTACATTCAATACCTGATTCAGCAGTTGCCGGCAGAGTTGGATGGCGGACAGCCTGCGGTGTTTGGCGGAGATGGCGATGCGGATGGTCAAGGCACGTTCGGCGAAGCCCGGTTGGATCGCGACCAGGCGCTGCAGGTCTATTCCCTGCCGTGGGGCGATATGTCAAGCGCGGTAGCGTGTCTGGAGGCGCAGGCGATCAAGTCGGCGTCGGAGAATCGGAAGTCGGATTTTTCGCTGGGACTGCCGGGTGAGCGCATCAGCGTTTCCGTAGGCAAGCTGGGTGGGAATGTCTTGGTGTGGCCGTCGAGCACCGAGATACCGCCGTCGATGGCCGAACAGCAGGCCGAAATCGGCGCGATGATCCAGGCGGCGCCGACGACTCCGTTCTATGCGGGGATTCTGGCCGATCCGAGAAACCTACAATCGTTCCGGCGTTTGCCGTCCCTGTCTGGATTGAAACTCCCTGGGCTCGACGACGTGACTGCGCAGGTCGAGGACAACATCAAACTGCTTTCGAGCGAGCCTTTGCCGAACCCGGTTATACCGCAGATGGAGCAGCAGATTCAGCAGATCGACCAGCAAGCGGCGATGGCGGCGCAGCAGACACTCGACCCGATGCAGCGCCAGCAAATCGTTCAGCAAGCCCAGCAGCAGGCCGCGCAGCTTCAACAGCAGCTCACTCAGTTGCCGCCGCTGGTAACGAGCGTGCCGGTCGCGCAGGATGCCAGCGAGGACCACCAGATTCGCGCGGCAATTGCGCTGGCAGAGATGAAATCGCCGCGAGGTAGAGCGGCAAAGGTAGGTAATGAGCAACAGCAGAAAGGCTTCCTGAATCTGTCGTTGAACTGGCAGGCGCATGCGCAGATCGCGGCGCAACTTGCTCCGCCCCCGACGATGGAGAGCAGGGCATCGTTCACGGTTGACCCGACAAAGCTCCCGCCCGATGCGCAGACGATTGCTTTTGAGAAAATGGGGCTCAAGATTCCGCCGATTGCCTTGCAGGTTCAGCCGCAAGAGCATGAAGTGACAGAGGAATCGGAAGGACTCGACCCGCAGAGTGGCGTGCCGGTCAAGCGCAAGGTTTCAGTGGTTGGAAAGCCACTGAATTAGGAGACAAAGTGCTAATTGAATTTCAAAGTGCCTGCATCAAACACGACACAACCGCGCTTCAATTCCGAGAGGAGCTTCTTCGTTTTGGAGACGTGTCCATCCCGGAATGGGCAGTGCCATTGATAAACCTCCCCGATCAGGAGATCGTGATGCACCACCTGATCAATTGCGGAGGGCGCATTGCAGCCTTTAGGCAGGATAAAGACGGTAACTTGACTCCAATTCCCGAAAGTGAACAAGAATTTTGGATAGCGGGCAGATTGGTAACGCCGAGAAATCTTCAGGAGACATCCAATGGATGAAGCAGTTCTTGATGTAGAACTAGGCACTGGCGGAGAATCCGGCCTGGAGACAACGCAACCCGACCCACAGGCGCAACGTCAGTCTGATAAAGAATATTCGCAGTGGATAAAGAGCCTGCGCGAGGACGGCGATGCAGGCAAGCACTACCGGCGCATCAAGGATGACTTTGGCCGGCTGGAAGCGATCCGCAAGCTCGACCCCAAGGGCATCGATGGGATACGTTCGACCTACGACGGTATCAAGGGGCTGGCGTATGGCGACAAGACGGGCCTTGAAGCCGCGAACACGATGCGCAGCGCCCTCGCCGAAACGCAGAGCGCCATGGACTCAATTCGGGCGGGGGAATATGAATCTCTGCCCGAAGACGTGCGAGACGGGATTATCCGAACCTTGCCAGCCCAGTTGGAAACGCTGGCGCAGACGAATCCTGACGCGTACACTGCGGCACTTTTGCCTCACTTCGTGGACTCGTTGCGCGAAAGCGGACTGGTACAGCACTTTAATCAGTTGGTGGATGTGCTCTCGCAGAAGCCCCCGGCATGGCTCAAGCCCGAGCAGATGACGGAATGGACAAATGAACGCTTGCGGCAAGTTCTGGGCAGTGCAACTGGCATGAGTCAGTGGTTCCGCGAGCAGGAAGCGCGCGCGAAAGAGGTCGGGGCAAAGCCGGGCGGTCAGCCGATGAAGACGGGCGGAGAGCCGACCGCAAGGGCAGCGGAGACCGGCGGCACAGCCAATCCCCAGTATTGGCAGGAGAAGATTTATCCCGAGGCCAACAAGCACGCCGAAGACACCTTCAATCGAGAATTGAGGCCGTGGGAAGAGAAGCTGGCGGCCAAAGGATTCCGGTTGTCCAAGTTGGAGAAAGAAGCTCTGGCGCAGAAGTTCGTGTCTGGTGTGACGGCTTTGGCGCAGGCGAACAAGGATTACACTTCGCAGATGAGCCGCTATGACAAGATGAAGAATCCCGATGCGGCCTCGATTGTGAGCGTGTTCCGTGGGGAGTTCAACCGCCATGCGAACAACGTCATGAAGCAGTTGGTGGAAGAGAACTACGCCGACAAGCTCAAGGGCGGCAAGCCAGGGCCTAAGGTTGTCCCTCACCGCAGCGCCGCGGCATCGGCTCCCGAGAGGGGTGTGCAGTACGGTTCCGTGAAGCCGCGCCGGGAGGATATTGATCTGGTAAAGACGCC